TAATGAGGAGTTCTCCCTTGGAATCAAGGGTATAGATGTTTTCTTTTTCAAAATAGACCTCGACCTGCTTTTCTTTCAGCTTCCTGACATAGGTTAAAGTATCGACTGTGTTTCTGGCAAAGCGAGAGACGGACTTGGTGATAATGAGGTCAATCTTGCCGTTAAGAGCGTCGCTGATCATCTCCTGAAAACCTTCACGCTTCTTGGCGTTTAAGCCGGAGATACCTTCATCCGTATAAATCCTCACAAACTCCCAGTCGCTCCTGCGTTTGATGTAGTTCGTGTAATAGCTGATCTGCGCTTCGTAGCTGTTAAGCTGCTCATCGCTGTCTGTGGACACACGGGCGTAGGCGGCAACTTTCCTTTTGCCAATTTTCCCTTTAAGCGAAGTGCCGGGCAGATTCTTCTTCGCTTTGATGACCGTAACTTTTCTATTTCCCCGGCTCATTTCAGATTCCTCTCTTTGTTTTTCCTACTGACTTCTGCCCGCATCTCCGCTGTCCAGGACTCCGAGCGTGACCTGTCCTGCCAGCTGTATTCTTTCTCCTTGCCGTTTTTGAGGACAATCCTGACCTTGTTTGCTTCCGGGATGATGATTTCCTTCACTTTCTCTCGGAAGATATCGCCATCGAACTTGGCGAGATGCAAAGCCTTGGCGGCCAGCTCCTCCAAGATCCGCTCCGGCACGCCTTTCATGGAGCACTTGTAGTCCTTGCATCTTAGGTTTGCCGCACAGCGCCAGAAGACTTCCGTCCTGGTCTTTTTGCGGTTAAAGTTTGCTCCGCAATCTCCGCAGCGGATCATCTTGCGGAAGGGATATTTTTGTATGGTCTTCGGCGGATACTTATTCGATGTACGGCGTTTCACTTCCTCTTTTGCGGCTCTGTAAGTTTCTTTGTCAATAATCCCTTCATGCGTATTCTCCGCCAGATAGAAGTCTCTTTCTCCCCGGTTGATGTGCGTCTTTGAACACACGGCATCATCCTTATAGGTCTTTTGGAGAAGGGCGCCGCCTGTGTGCTTTTCGTTAAAGAACCTCGCAATATCGCCCGGTTTCCATTTGCCGCCAAGCTTCTTCGGGATGCCGAGGGCATTGAGCTTCTCTGTAATCTCGCCGCTCTGCATCCCGGAAATGTAATCCCGGTAAATCATGCGAACGACTTCGGCTTCCTCATCGTTAATGACGAGTTTTCCATCGATGAAGTCATAGCCGTAGAGATGCGCCATACCGACGATTTCGCCCTTTTCAAACCGCTTCTTAATGCTCCAGCGGCTGTTTTCTCTGGCGGATAAGCTCTCTTCCTGAGCGAAGGAAGCAAGGAGTGAGAGCATAAGTTCACCGTCCGCTGTAAGGCTGTTAATCTTCTCCCGTTCGAAATAGACAGCGATGCCAAGGTCTTTCAGCTCCCGCACTGTTTCAAGAAGAAGCAGTGTGTTTCTGGCAAAGCGGGAGATGGACTTGGTGAGGATTACATCAATCTTTCCAAGCCTTGCATCATCCAGCATCCGCTGGAAATTTTCTCTTGTTTCTCTTGTACCGGAGATACCTTCATCGGCATACACGCCGACATACTCCCAGTCCGCCCTTTGCTGAATAAGCTTGCTGTAATAGCTGACCTGGGCCGAGAGGGAGTGCAGCATGGCATCTTTTCCTGTAGACACACGGGCATAGGCAGCGACCTTTGTTTTTGTTGTTTCCGCATTCTTTTTAAGCGGCAATTCTTCTACCTTTCGCATTCTCCACCTCCTCTATATAGGTATGTATATACATCACTCAGAACGCCTTATTTATCAAGGTCATAGCGGAAAATACTTTTCTCGGAAAGCCCGCTTTTTTCAGCGATGATTTTCTCCGCTTCCCGGATAAAGGACTCGTCCATTTCCTCCTCTTCATAAAGGGAAAAGAGGAGCGCCATCAGCGATTGGTAGCAAAGGACATTCTTTTCTAAATGATTGTTTTTCATAGCATTACCTGTTTGAAGAATAGGCTCGGGAGTTGAGAGTGTATCTACACAAATTTCCCGAGCCTTTTTGTTCAAAGCCTATGTTCTACATAGACTTATTTGACCAAGAGTGACCGTACGGCATCTTTGCGGATGAGTTTTCCGTCCAGACGTTCATAGGCTGTATAGCCAATTTGACCTTGAGCCATGAAAATTTCAAACAAAGGCTTTATCGTCAATTCTTGTCTTTGTAAGAGCCAGTAGTAGGATAAGTCACCGATGAGAATCGGTTTCGCTCCGCTTGCAATGGCAGGCATATAGGGACTAATGACCACAGGTTTTCCGAATAACATTTCTTGGCCATGTTCCCAGAAAGGATTTCCGTTTGGGTCTTTTAAGAGACGAAGCGAGAACGCTGTTTCGTCATTCATGATCCATATAGCATTATTGCGATATTCTGCATCCAGTGAGAAATAAAGTTTCAACAAATCGTCATAGGTGATTCGGCCTAGCTCTTCTGTTGAAATGGAATCGCTACTGTTTAGCAGCCCCTGTGGTTCTTCTTGCCCTGTTCCTGTAAGCAGTACTTTCTCTTCAGCACGAGCAAAACGTCTGGCAAATTCCCGTATGAGATATGTGTATAAGTCAAACTTGGTATCGTTCATGAATTGCTGAGAGAGTTTGCAGAGCGAGGCAATCTTAAAAGCTTCGAAGTAAACCTTTTTAAATGTATCGGCATCTACAGGATACAGTTGACCTGTAGCTGTTATTTCTGCCGTACCGGATGAGGCTACAGCAACAACTGTTCCATCCGGTCGCTGTACTTGGAATTTTGTTGCATACTTTCTGAAAAGACAGTCTTTCTCCATTGCCTGATTGAATTTCTCTCTGTCTAGGCTCGGAGCAAGGTATGCCTCATTCGCTGAATCACAGCCTTCTTGTAATACATAACCATCGTAGGCATTATTTCGAATCATCTTTTGAAATTCTGATTTATAAATACTGGTGTTTATCATAGGTAAAATCCTCCTAAAATCTGTTTGGGGTTAATCCCCCGTTTGAATTGAACTTTTTTCGTGCGACACCCACCGCCCGTTGCACGAGATTCCCTTCGTAGAGATTGACATCCCCCCAGGGGTTCAAGGTGGGCGACACGTTTGACCACAGCGTTTCAGAGCGACTGGTTTCTTTCTGTTTCCTGCTTGTAGCTGCTTGTAGCAGGATTTTCTATATATCTCTCTATTTCGCTTAAATAGGGGTAACTGAAAAAACCTGCTACAACTTGCTACAGCCCGTGTGTTCATGGAAGAAAGTCCTCGACTTTCAGTCTGTAGCCTAAAAGCAATGTGGTAGGATTGCCGCCCGTCTTCGGTCTTTTCCTTGCCACATCGGCTACTTTCCGAAGCTCATGGTTGAAGTTCCGGTTGTTTTCAGGGAAGTGGCCGTTTTTTACACACCAAGTGCGGTACGCTTCGTAGACGAGGGAGGTCTTAATTTCACTTGCGGAATCCTCGATGAGGCTTTCCTCAATGAATTGAATGACTTTATTACTCTCTCTGGCATATTCAGCAGTAGATTCCTGTACAGCTTTCGGAGGTTTTAAGCCTTCCTCACACAAAAGCTGATAGCCACGGATGAGCCAGTTTAAAATCGCACTTTGTACATCCGGTTTGGCAAAACGCTCCTTTAGGCTTCTATCTTGCTCTGTTTCATCGAAGTGGCGATTAAAGGGAATGATGATCACTCTGCCACTCGAAAAAAGAGTCATGTCGTTTACGACAGGCAGGTAGTTTGTGTTGATATAAAGCTTGAACTGCGGTTCAAAATCAAAGCTGTTTTCGTGTAGGAAACGAGCGTTTAAGGTATCGTTACCGGACATGGTTTTGACTTGGGCAGCATTTAATAAAAGTCCTCGTCCGGGTTCTGAAATATTGGCTAAGCGGATACCGACCAGTCTTGCGATATCCTCGCTGGGTGCCTGACTATTTGTGAAGCGCTTCTGTGCTATGGTTTCAGGTCTTACAGCTCTTCCGTAATCGCCTAAGACTTTGAGCACGCTTTCCATGAGCGTTCCCTTGCCGTTGCGACTGGTTTCGCCATAGAGAAAGAACAGGCACTCGTGCCGGGTATCGCCCGTAACGGCATAACCGAGAGATTTTTGGAGAAACTTTGCCTTATCAAGGTCACCGCTCATAATCTCATCGATATATTGTTCAAAGCGCTCTGAGCGCACTTCCGGCAGGTAGGATGCACCAGCGATTTTGCTTAAAAAGTCCGAAGCCTTGTGTTCATGAAACTGCATCGTCCTTAAATCGAGCGTGCCGTTTTGACAGTTCAGAAGATAACGATCCTGATCAAAGGTATTGAACGGCAAAGGATAAATGCTCTGGGCTTCTTTGAGATAGGTTTCCCGGAATCGGCGCTGTTGCCATTTGCCGCATTCTTTGAGGAAGTTTGTCCTGAGATGCTCTTCATTGATGGTGAGGGCGTATTGCAGAAGGTCGTCCGCTAAACTCTTGCACAGCTCCATGGCCTTTAGGCTTCCCACATCCGCCTGCCAGCATTTGCCGCTAAAGACATACCATTTCTTTCGCTCCGGTACGAAGCGGCAGATATCTTTATACACATCGGCAAAAAGTCTACCGAAGCCGATATCACCGAAGCGGTAGCGAGGGTTATTCAGAAGGTCAAAATCTTGTAGTTGTCCGGAGATGTTGTTGAAGTCCTCCACTGCAGATGTGACACGCACAGGCTTATAGAAGGAAGTGCAGGATTTTACGGCTCGTTCGAGCGTAGACTTGCGGTAATCATCACGCTCCCACTTATCCCGCATAAGTCCGGACTGCCTGAAGATGCGATCCATCTGCTCCATATCTCCGCCACACCAGAATGCGAGCATGGAGCACAGGGCGAGATCGGCTTCACTCGGACTGGCATAGCCGCTTATATTGCCCTGCCAGAGCTTTAGGAATTTTGCCTTTTGCCTGCTCTTTTGTGCCTTCCGGATGACGGATTCATCCTCAAGGTAGCTGCCGGGAACGGTACGCTGAGGAGAAGAAAGCTCGTCACGCTTCATATAGCGGTCTAGGATCAGTTGCAGTTCCTCATCCCGGTATGCCGGCTCTGTTTGATGGATGGTATTTCCGGTCAAGGTAACGAAACGGTTAGTTGCTCCCGGAACATAGACCTCCAGACCGATTTTTCTGTTATTGATGTAATAGCGGGATTTATCGAAAGCGAAATCTTTAACCTTCACAATGATGTGGACGCCCTTTCCGGACGGGCTGTATTCTGTGTAGGAATCAAGCGTGTGGATGACATCCTCCGCCAGACCCGAGAGTTCTCCGTCTTTGACACAGTCGTCGATATCCACAGCGGCAAAGGGAGAAAAGACACCCATGCCGATGCCGTCATACCGGGGTACAGCTTTTATAACTTCTTCAAAACTCGTGAAATGCTGAATGTTCCTGCTGCTTGCCCGCTGGCCGCTTATTTGATAGGGCACTTTTGTTTGTCTGCCTTGCTGCTTCTCATAACGCCAGAGACAGAACCTGCCGTTTTCTTTTATGTCTTTAGGTAAATTTTGAATCATCTCATTCTCCTCGGTAATGTTTTGAGAGAAACTCCCTCTACTTCCCCCTTGGACAAGGACGAGAATCTTGGGCAATATTTTTGATGAGATCTGTTGTGCATGCTTTAACCCGCTCTCTTTTGAATTGAAGAAGAACTCCCTTCACCTTCCCCTTGGACAGAAGGGATGGTTTTGAGTAATTTTTTGACGACCTAGGTTGAATCTAGGGCGTGAGATTTTTCTCCCTCACTCTGTAGGCAGGAGAAAGACAGGTTTTGAACGGGCGAAGAAAAAACATCAGAGGGAAATGGCCTAAGTTGAAATTAGAGCGTTAATGCGCACACAGTTTTTGAAAAAATTTGGTGTGTAGCAACTAGTAGCAGGATTTTCTATATATCTCTTTATTTCGCTTAAATAGAGATAACTGAAAAAAACTGCTACATCCTTTGTGTTTGTGCAGGAACAAAATAAAAACAGTCAGAAAATCATTTTCTCATAGAAATATTCACACAAGAATGATAGAATAGGCATAGTTGCTAACGAGCGAAAGGAAAATCTTATGGCTGTATCTTATGATAGGTTATTTCATTTATTAATCGACCGGCAGATGAGCAATTCTGAACTCATTCATAAGACCGGTTTCTCCGGGAATGTAATGACGCAGATCAAGCGCAGAAAATACATCTCGCTCGACAGTATTGAACGCATCTGCCGAGCGCTTGACTGTGGCGTGGACGATATTTTGGAATTTATTGATGAGGAAGATGAAGCATGAACAATAATTTTGACAGTTTGATTGATCTACTAAAGACAGATGAAAGATATGTAGCAGAAGATGGTGACCTCCTGAAAGCTAAAGTCTATCAAGATGCCATGATGATGGAAGAGAACCTACTTAATCTCCTTTTATCACAGGAGGAAACAAAGGAAGCTTTTTTCACAAAGGTTGGAAACACTCTCGTTTTCGACAAGTATGAATTTGCTTGGCTCATTAATTCCAAAGAATTTCTACCGGATTCGTATACTGCCTATACAAATAAAATAGGACTGGCTGCTAATAGAAAATTTATCTCCCAGGCAGATGATGTTGTGCTTGATTTTCCCTACAAAGATGCTGTGCTTGCCGGAGGTCAAGATAAAGATGACCAGAAGCGTGACGAGATAATGTTCCACAGCATTCTCGCTAGAGAACAAATTATGAATATGCTTACACCAAAGGTCTTTATAAATGCAAAGCGTTACACAGCTGTGGGCAACAAGGATTTAGAGGGCAAGTTAATCCCGGAAGCGATCGAAGTAAAAGAAGAAATCGCTACAGAATTCAAAGAAGATGACAACCTTATCATCAAAGGTAACAACCTGATTGCCCTCTCAAGCTTGCTTGAGCGTTATGAGGGTAAGATCAAGTTAATTTACATAGATCCGCCGTTTAATACTGGTAGTGATTCTTTTAAATACAACGATAAGTTTAACAGGTCAACATGGTTAACTTTTATGAAAAATCGTTTAGAAGTTGCTCGCCGATTGCTTGATATTGATGGAAACATTTTTATACATATTGATAATAATGAATATCATTATCTCAAAGTTTTGATGGATGAGATTTTTGGAGAAGAGAATTATGTGCAAGACATTGTTTGGGCTTATGGTTCTGCTTCTGGTGGCAGATCAGCAAGTGCTAAGCCAGTAAATATTCATGATTTTATTTTAAATTACGCCAAAAGCTATTCAGAAAGAAAAGCATTCAAGCAATATACCCCATATTCTGAAAAATACATAGAAGATTGGTTCAAATACGAAGATGAAGATGGAAGGAAGTATCAAAAACGGCAACGAGGAAGAGACGAAAATGGAGAGTCTATTTGGAGCAAACAATATTTGGATGAGTCTAAAGGGGTTCCGTTAACAACCGTATGGACTGATATTAAACAGGTATACGCTAATCCTCAAGCCTACAAAGAGGAAAACAGAGCCACATCGGAAATCGAGCTAGATTTTGGAAACTCAGGGCAAAAACCGGAAGTCTTATTAAAAAGAATTTTAGAAATGACTACTGAAGAAGGAGATTTGGTGCTAGATTTTTTTATGGGCTCTGGAACAACATTGTCTACAAGTTTAAAACTAAACAGAAGATTTATCGGTGTAGAACAGATGGACTTGCAATTTGAAATTGCAGTTCATCGTTTGTTGGATGCTATTGATGGCAAGCAATCGGGCATTTCAAAAGAGGTCAACTGGCAAGGTGGCGGCTCGTTTGTTTCTTGTGAGCTGAAAGAAGATGGGCAAACTCTAATTGATGCCATTCAGGCTTCGGACGATACGACAATTTCTAAAATTAAAGATCGAATTTACCAAGATGAGCGAATTGTTCCTTACCTCACAACACAGGAGCTGGAGAAAGTCGATAATGCATTTGAGAAGCTGGATATCAATGATAAAAAGAGAGTGCTAATTGAACTTGTTGATAAAAATAAACTCTATGTAAATTACTCTTCAATTGATGACGAAGACTACGATGTTAGTGACGAAGATAAATCCTTCTCTCGCTCCTTTTATGAGGGGGTGAGATGATGGAAAATCCGCGCTTTCTCTACGAGACTTTAGATGCACTTAACAGTGCCGGAATGCTTTCGCCGATGCCTGATATCATCGAGCGCAACCTTGCTTCAAGTATTCAACTCAGAGAGTATCAAGTACAGGCTTTTCAAAACTTTGTAACCTATTTTGAAAATGAGAATTTGCGTAAAAATAAGCAGGTTCATACGCTCTTTCATATGGCGACCGGATCGGGTAAGACCATCATCATGGCAGGGCTTATCCTATATCTCTATACGAAAGGATATCGCAAATTTCTCTTTTTTGTTAATCAAACAAATATTCTAGAAAAGACAAAACTAAATTTCACGGATGCAAAATCTAACAAATATCTCTTTGCCGAGACACTTTCATATTTAGGAAGAGACATACAAATTCGACCGGTCATCAATTTTGCCGGAATTAATCGTGATAGTAAGGATATTCACATCTGCTTTACATCCACTCAAAAATTACACTCTGATCTTTTTTCACCAGGAGAAAACGCTCTTACGTATGAAGATTTTGAGGACGATAAAATTGTGTTCATTTCCGATGAAAGTCATCATGTAAACACGCTTACAAAGAAAGCAACAAAAGATGAGGAGGCTAATCGTAGATCTTGGGAATATTCAGTGATGAATGCTTTCTCCCGTAATCATGACAATATCCTTCTTGAATTTACGGCGACAGCTGATATTAAAGATAGCAATGTTCGAGCAAAGTATCTTGATAAAATGATTATGGATTATCCCTTAGCAAAATTCCGCCAGAGTGGTTATACAAAGGATTTTCAGAATTTTGCTACCGATACGGATCTTTGGACGAGAGCCTTGATTGCCTTGGTCATGAGCGAGTACAGAAAATATCTCTTTACCGATGTAAAGCAGAATATTAAGCCCGTTATCATGATGAAATCGCAAAGAATAAGCGACTCAGAAAACTTTTATGATCTGTTTTTTCAAAAAATGGAAACGCTTGACGTGGCAAAACTCGAGTCTCTATACAATTTTGAAATAAAACCGCTACAAGAGGCACTTGCCTATTTCACAGTGAAGCATGGGGATTTGAATGTGCTGTGTCGTTCCTTAAGAGACTCTTTTACCAAAGAAACTTCAATTATCATGAACGGTGCAAGAGATGATAATACAGAAAATCAAATTCTGGTCAATTCACTCGAGAACAAAAATAATCCTATTAGACTGATCTTTGCTGTCGATATGCTCAATGAGGGTTGGGATGTCTTGAATCTATTTGATATTGTCAGGCTTTACGATACCAGACAAAGTCGATCCGGAGGAAAGATCGGTAGCTATACGATCAAAGAAGCACAGCTCATCGGTAGGGCTGCCAGATATTGTCCTTTCATTGCGAAAGCAAGTCAAGAACGGTTTCAGCGAAAATATGACAACGATCTCGAGAATAAATACCGCTATCTGGAGACGATGTACTTTCACAGCAAAAATGATTCACGTTATATTAACGAACTGAAGCAAGCCCTTATTGCTACAGGGCTTCAGGAAGAGGAAGAACATATCCTCGAATACAAGATCAAAGACGCATTCAAATCAAGCGATCTTTACCTCGATGGGTTGGTCTTTAGCAACCAAAGGGAAGAAAAAGAACGCTCTTATGTTTATGCTGTCGATGAACGTCTGAGAAACAAAGTTTTCAGCTACCATACTGCTGAGCGCAGAGGTCAAGTAATCAATCTTTTTGAAGTTCAAGTTGAAGAGCAAACTGACTATCTCCAAGTAGCAGAACCGAAAGTTCCATACGAGGCATCATCTATTTGGCGCAGCAGATTGAAAGAAATTCCTTATAACATTGTTTCTGGAGCCGCTTCAGGCTTTTATGAGCTTTCTTTCTCTGTACTCGAGACGAAATATCCAAATCTGAAAAGCCTGAGAGAATTTCTCTACTCGGAAGATTATATCGGCAATATCACAATAGAAATTTCCTACACCGGAAAGTTAGAGACAAAATCGATATATAAAGCTGTTCAAAACGCTCTAATGACGGTAGCTAAACATATAACAGAGATTAAGCAGGAATATCAGGGCTCTACAATATTTGAAGCGAAACGTCTCAAATCCGTTGTGAAAGATAAGAAGGTTAAACTGGGGAAAATTGATAAAGATGGCGGCCGAGGTGCATCTCAGATTAATAATACTAACACTCGTTTTGCTCTCGATTTAGCACAAAGGGACTGGTACATCTTTAATGACAACTATGGCACTAGCGAAGAAAAGTTATTTCTCCGTTACTTTGACGCGAAAATAGTGCCGCAATTAAAAGCAAAGAACCTTGAGTTTTACGTTATCAGAAATGAGCGAGTACCTGATCTTGCGATTTACAGCTTTGATACTGGTGAGCGATTCGAGCCGGATTTTCTGCTCTTTATTCGCAAGAGAAAAGAACAGACTTTTTCAGCACAACAGGTTTATGTAGAACCTAAAGGTTCACATCTATTGTTGGAGGATGCGTGGAAAGAGCAATTCCTCTTGGAACTTACTTCTGTTGCTTCTGTAGATAAAAGCTATACCTTTGGCAACGAATACAAAATTATCGGTTTGCCGTTCTTTAATGAGGAGCAAAGATTAACAGAGTTTGATGAAGCGATAGAAAGCTTTATTGCGACGCTATAGGCTATAGTATGAAAATGTAGAGGAAGTTGTAAAATGATACTTAGTCATCAGGCACTTGAAAAATTAAGAGAAATTATTAATGGGGATAATACAGATCGTTATCGTTCTGGACCAAAACTGGTGGAGTTTTTTAATCGATTAGGATTTCGTGATACCTATGGGCAAGGTTTCCCATCAAGATGGAAATACACTGATGAAAAATTAAAACAAATAAATTGAAAGCCTGAGCTAGATAAATGTATTAAGAACACCTTTAGTGTCATTGATTATATTGACAACATTCAAGAATTGGATCAATTAATTGGGGAATTTAATAAATATTTGGCATTTGATAAGTGGCAGGTAATCCGCAATAACGAAGAAATTTCATTTAAGAAATTGGACCGAGTTATTATACCCAGAAGCAAGAATGCTGATGAAGAAATTAAGGAATCCGAATTTCTAGGTAAAACATTTGAAATTGACATCTCGAGTTTAGGTTTAGATTCCATAATTAGCGATATTATTGAGTGTCGGATAAAGGAAATAGAAAAGTGCATCAGTTCCGATGCCCCATTAGCAGCCGTAATAATTACAGGCAGTACAATGGAAGGAATATTACTAGGAGAAGCGACAAGTTATCCGAAAACCTTCAACAGGGCTTCATCTGCACCTAAAGACAAAAATTCAAAGGTAAGAAATTTCCAAGACTGGACTCTTAGTAATTTTATTGAGGTGGCTTATGAAATTGGATTGATTAAATTGGATGTCAAGAAGTTTAGTCATATAGTCAGAGATTTTAGAAATTTCATCCATCCTTATGAACAAATGGTTTCGAGATTTCACCCTGACAAAAACACTGTATTGATATGTCTTCAGGTACTAAAAGCCTCCATTATTCAAATAGCTGAATTTAGAAAGAAGCATCAGTAATGATTTTGTATCAACCCCTCCGTCCTTAGCCAACCTAGAACGCAGTTATTGATACAATTTCTTGTATTGGTAACTGCTTTCTTTTGTTTTGGGTGCTTATTTTCTGTTCGGAATAGGGAGCGAGATTTCGCTGCCGTCTTTAAAGCGGTAAAGCAAGGTGTTATCATTCTTTACCGTTACCGTGTCCACAGTAGCCGTCCAAAGTGTGTTCGTGAACTTGACGGGCAGGATGTCATCATCAAAGATGGCAAACATAAAGCCGCTTAGGATCGAGCTTTGGTGATTCTTGTCCTCAATGGCAGACTCCAGTTCCTCAAACTCCGCCTGTAAGGCTTCATAGCGTTCCACCTGCGTGTCATAACGCTTCTGGTAGTCTTCCTGATCAAGAGCACGGGTGGCGTTCTCGTTTACAATCCGGGAGATGATTTCCGCCACCACTTCCATCTCTTGAGCCAGCTCTTTAAGCCTGGTTTCTTCTGTGGAGCAGTCGGTTAATTCATTTCTTAATTCCCGGCAATAGACAAGGAGCTTTTCCTTATCAGCTAGAAACAAGCTCAGTGCTTCAACGAAGGATTCTTGAATCTCGGACTCATAGAAATGCGGCGTGCTGCACTTTTCCTCGTTCTTGAACTTGTCATTGCACTGCCAGACCGTTCGCTTGTATTTCGTGTTAGAATGCCAGACCTTCGAGCCGTAGAAGGCGCCACAGTCGCCACAAATGAGTTTGCATGAGTAAGGCGTACTGTTGCTGTAATAGGTCTCCAAGTTTTCTCTTCTGGCGTACTCCGCTTGCACGAGGTCAAATTCTTCCGGTTCAATGATGGCGGGATGGCTGTCCTCTATGTAGTACTGCTGTACTTCGCCTTCGTTCACTTTCTGCTTCTTCGTGAGAAAATCCACTGTATATTTCTTTTGTAACAGGGCAGAACCCCGATATTTTTCATTTTGTAAAATGCTGGCGACCGTGCTGGAATACCATTTTTCTTTGCCTGTCGGCGAGAGGATATTTTCTTCCTCAAGCCTTCTGGCAATCCCGTAAGGCGTCATGCCTTTCATGAAAAGACGATAGATATAGCGCACGATTTTTGCTTCTTCCGGGACAATCTCGGGCAGTCCGTTGTCGCCCTTTCTGAAGCCCAGAACGCTCTTGTAGGGCATCATAACTTTGCCGTCGGAGAACTGCTTTCGGATGCCCCAGGTGACGTTCTCCGAGATGGAACGACTCTCTTCCTGTGCCAAGGAACTCATAATCGTGATGAGCAACTCTCCCTTGGAATCCAGGGTATAGATGTTTTCTTTTTCAAAATAGACCTCGACCTGCTTCTCTTTGAGCTTCCTGACATAGGTCAAAGTATCGACTGTGTTTCTGGCAAAACGGGAGACGGACTTGGTGATAATGAGGTCAATCTTGCCGTCAAGAGCGTCGCTGATCATCTCCTGAAAACCCTCACGCTTCTTGGCGTTCAAGCCTGAGATGCCTTCGTCCGTATAAATCCTCACAAACTCCCAGTCGCTCTTGCGTTTGATGTAGTCCGTGTAATAGCTGATCTGCGCTTCATAGCTGTTTAATTGCTCGTCACTGTCTGTAGACACACGGGCGTAAGCGGCAACTTTCCGCTTGCCGATTTTCCCCTTCAGTGAAGTGCCGGGCAGATTCTTTTTCGCTTTAATGACCGTAACTTTTCTATTCCCCCGGCTCATTTCCGATTCCTCTCTTTGTTTTTCCTACTGACTTCAGCCCGCATTTCCGCTGTCCAGGACTCCGAGCGTGACCTGTCCTGCCAGCTGTATTCTTTCTCCTTGCCGTTTTTGAGGAGAATCCTGACCTTGTTTGCTTCCGGGATGATGATTTCCTTTACCTTCTCCCGGAAGACATCGCTGTTGAACTCATCAAGATTCAAAGCCTTGGCGACCAGCTCCTCCAATATCCGCTCCGGCACGCCTTTCATGGAGCATTTGTAGTCCTTGCAGCCCAAGTTTGCCGCACAGCGCCAAAAGACCTCCGTCCTGGTCTTTTTGCGGTTAAAGTTTGCTCCGCAATTTCCGCAGCGGATCATCTTGCGGAAGGGGTATTTCGGGATAGTCTTCGGCGGATTCTTGTTTGATGTACGGCGTTTTACTTCCTCTTTCACAGCTCTGTAGGTTTCTTTGTCAATAATCCCTTCATGCGTATTCTCCGCCAGATAGAAGTCTTTTTCTCCCCGGTTGATATGCGTCTTTGAACACACGGCATCATCCTTGTAAGTCTTTTGCAAAAGAGCGCTGCCTGTGTGCTTTTCGTTAAAGAACCTCGCAATATCGCCCGGTTTCCATTTGCCGCCGAGCTTCTTCGGTATGCCGAGGGCATTGAGTTTTTCTATAATTTCGCCGCTCTGCATTCCGGAAATATAGTCCCGATAAATCATGCGGACGACTTCGGCTTCCTCATCGTTTATGACGAGTTTTCCATCGATGAAGTCGTAGCCGTAGAGATGTGCCATACCGACGATTTCGCCCTTTTCAAAACGCTTCTTAATGCTCCAGCGGCTGTTTTCTCTGGCGGATAAGCTCTCTTCCTGAGCAAAGGAAGCAAGAAGCGAGAGCATCAGCTCACCGTCCGCAGTAAGGCTGTTAATCTTCTCCCGCTCGAAATACACAGCAATACCGAGGTCTTTCAGCTCTCGCACTGTCTCGAGAAGGAGCAGGGTATTTCTGGCAAAGCGGGAGATGGACTTGGTGAGGATTAAATCAATCTTTCCTTCTCTTGCATCGTCCAGCATCCTTTGGAAATTTGCTCTCGTCTCTCTTGTGCCGGAGATGCCTTCATCGGCATATACGCCGACATACTCCCAGTCCGCCCTTTGCTGAATGAGTCTGCTGTAATAGCTGACCTGTGCCGAGAGGGAGTGCAGCATGGCGTCTTTTCCTGTAGACACACGGGCATAGGCGG